GCCCCAGCAAAGGTACGACCTACTAACCCCCCAGTTCTGGCACAAGGTTGCAGAGTTGGGATATGACATCGTGCCCCTTCGCCGAAAGTTGTGGCTGGCTGCTGGGCGTCCTGAGGAAATACTTATTGGCCTCCTGCCTGAAGCGGAAATCCAGAAGGCGGCACGAACCGCAGAGAAAGAGCAGGACCCCCGAAAAAGGATCAAAGAGACTGCGGCTGCTATAGCTCTATTATATAAAAAGGCCGAGAAAGAAATTGAGGCAGCTATCAGCAGGAACATGGAGAATCCTGATCTTCTGAGGGCAGAGACTGGTAGAATACGGCGCAATTTGCTTAACCAGGCGGCCATGTGGCTCCAGGTTAGCATACCTGGATTATATTTAGCTGGATCAAAGGCCAATGTGCTGCAAGGTCCACATGCCAAAGCCGCCCAGGCAATGGCTATACAGGAATATAATAGATTTAAAGAAATAGACTCCACCATTGGACGCCATATCGAAGAGGTAATAGCCGAAGCAGAGAAGCGACGTGCCCAGGCTGCCCTACAAAACAAAAAGCCTGATTATACCGGCCTTCGGGGAGGGCTGGTCGGGCATAAGACCATAGATGGTAAAGAGCTAGGTCTTGCATCTTATGTGGCAATGCTGGCCGTTACTACTGCACGCGATTTCTACAGCATGGGTGTCCAGAATGGTATGATGGATCGTCATGAGGATTTGGCGATGATTTCTCGCGAGATTAGACCTCATACGTGCGACGTTTGCCGTCAATGGGCTGGAAAAACCGTATCTATTTCAGGAAGGTCAAAAGAATATCCCTCGCTCGATGAGGCTCTTGATGCTGGTTTAATGCATGTAAATTGCATCCACTACCTCATTCCTGTTGATTATCCTGGGTCGACATAAATATGATAAGGCAAATTGAATTAGGTTTAACACTTCGTGGAGAAGAGGCCGAGGAGTTCCTAAAGAACGAGAAAGGCCCTGCCTTCACTTCTGAGCAATTGGCTTTTTTCCGCCAGGCAAAAAAGATCTACAAAGATAATCGTAGTAATTTTTAATTTCGGTGATTTCGTGATTAGAAAGGGAATTGATTATGGGGACATTCACACCCCAAGTTTAGGTGATTCGATGATTGAAGAAAAGAAACCTGATGAGGAGCTGGAAAAAGGCTCCGACATCGAGAGAGTCCGTGCTATACTGGCGGACGAGGTAGACGGATCTGGTGCTCTTGATCAGATCATCCAGGAATCCGAGGACCCTCGTGTCAAGGAAGTGTTCGAGGCAATTCGCGAAGACGAACAAAAGCATGTCGCTGCATTGCAGCAGCTGGCCGAGATGCTAGGCTCTGGCGAGGAAGCTTCGCCCGAAGCCGAAGAAGTTTCCGCCCAGGAAGAGCCTCCTGCCGATGAAGCCAGCGAACTTATAGACGACATCCGTGAGGTGCTGGAAGAGCACGAAGCTGAGAAACAGGATGAAGGCGACCAGGAAGATGATCTGGAGAAGGAATGCGGCAAAATCCAGAAGGCCTATAGCGTACCTATTATTGTCTCAAAGGGAGACCAGATGATCGTTTACGGGGTCGTGAGTGAACCGGAAGTTGTGGATCTGCAGGGAGATCGCTTAAGTGAGTCTGAAATTCGGAAAGCCTGTCATAGATTCATGCAGACTGGCCAGGAGATTCGCAAAGAGCATTCTGAACCTGCCAAAGCTAGCATCATTGAGAGCTATATTGCTCCTACGTCCTTTAAGTGCAATGGCCAGCAGGTCCGCAAGGGAAGTTGGGTTATGGCCGTGAAGGTTCACGATCCAAGTCTCTGGCAGGATATCAAAAGCGGAAATATTACCGGGTTTTCCATTCATGGAACAGGTTCCCGCATTCCGGTTTCGAGGTGATTTTGGTGCCTACAGAATTGAAAGATCTCAATCTCGATGAGGTTTCATTGGTAAGTGCCGCAGCTAACGGACGGCGCTTTTTACTATATAAATCAGCAGATAAAAAAGGTGTTAAGATGATCGATAACAAGGCCGTAGATGCCTCGGTTGCACTGAGTAAGGCCGACATCACGGAAATAGTTGAGAAGGCCGTAGAGCCTATACGAAAGGAAAACGCAGAACTGCGGGCAGTTTTGCGGAAGAAAGAGTACGAAACTATCGCAAAATCCTCGTTCTCGCATCTTGGAACCCCAGAAGAGGGCGCCGAGATCCTGAAGAGCCTGGAAGGGCTACCATCTGAAGCAAGAAAGCCTATATTGAAGGCCCTTAAGCAAGCCAACGCCATGAAAGCGGAGGCAAGCAAGATTCTCTACTCTCCGATGGGATCCAATCGCCCCGCTCCTGGTAGCTCTGCTGCCCAGTTCGAGGAGTTGGTGCAGAAGCACATGGGCATCATCGAGAAGTCAGACAAGGCCCCAACAGATCGTAAGGTCCTGCGATCCTTGGCTGTTGCTAAGGCAACCAAGGAGAACGGCGCACTTGCTCAGGCTGTAATGGCTGAGGAGCGGGCAAACACCATAAAGGCTCAGATGGGGGTGCTTTAGATGGCGATTACTGCTCCCTTTAGAGAAGCGGTTCCAGGCGACATCAGCACGTACGATGTCTACGGGGATCTCACCGACAAGGAATACTGCGCCGTGCAGCTCAGATCTGGCAGTGCTCGCACTGTCGAGGCCTGGACTACTGGCAACATGCCAGTGGGTATTCTCTGCAACCGACCGATAGCAGCGGCCTCTGCAACCTCAACCAAGTTCTCAACCGAGGCACTTGTGCAGTGGAGGGGCAAGGCCTTGGTGAAGACCGGATCTGGCGGCCTGGCTGTGGGCGATCTTGTTAAGCTTACCACAGACGGCGTAGGGGTTAAGGCGGATCCCGATGACCATGATATCATCATAGGCCAGTGCGAAGTTGGTGCTGCAGTGGGTCTCCCGGCAACGGTGAGATTGAACATCGGCTACGTGAGCGTGTAGGAGTTGATTTTCCATGGATTACAAAGAACAAGTGGCGGTCCTTGCACAACAGGTCGTTAACAAGGGCATTGATTATTCGCAGGTCCACGTTGCGCGGCTGGAGTCTGAATGGTCCCTAGCATACAGGCAGGAACCCAGCAACTTTGTGGCCGACCAGTGGTTCCCCATGATTGGGGTAAACCAGATCGCCGGTTTGTACCCCAAGTGGGCTAAAGAGAACGCATTCACAAACAAGGCTGGAACCTGGCGGCCTGGCAGCATACCGCCCCAGGGAGAGCTGAAGGTAGATGAACCGGGTAGCTATGTATGCCAGCGGTATGCCTTTGAGATGCCACTCCTGGCTGATCTGCCGTTTGTGGCTGATGAGGGCTATCCTATTGAGATGGCAACAACCCAAATGGTTACGGATGTCCTACAGCTCAACAAAGAGCTGACAATCGCGAACAAATATTTCCAACCAGCTGTCTGGGGAATCGATGTATCCGGCGTTAGTACTGGTGAAACCTGGACTGGCACTGATGGAGAAATTGCCGACGGTGATACATTCCGAGTGCTGAGTGATATAGATTCCGATCCCCTGGCCCTGTTCAAGGACCTCAAGCTCGCCATCAAGCAGAATTGCGGTGTCAAGCCCAATACGTTGCTCATGGGCGAGCAGGTTTACGAAGTGCTCAGGATCAACCCACAGCTCATCAGCCTCTTCAGAAACCCCCAGGGCGCTGAGAAGGTGCCTACCAAGCTAAACGAGCAGATGATTGCCCAGGCCCTCGATGTCGATAGAATCATCGTAGCAAGCGCGATGTACAACACAGCTGCTCCAGGCGCTACAGTCTCATTGGATTGGATCTTCGGCAAGAGCATGTGGTATGGTTATGTTACCACGCCGGGTCCGCTGAAGACCATTGCCGGCATGAATCTATCATTCAATCAGCCCCTGGGTGGGTTTGATACCGCCCTGGCGCAGGTTCCAGATCTGCATTCCCATACCACGTATTACCAGGGCTTCCAGTGCTGGTGCCCCGTGGTCATGGCTGCTGATGCGGGCGCATTCCTGAACAATGCCGTTGCCTGAAGGAGGCTTCTTAGTGGCAATAGGTAGGTACAAAGTTGTGCGATCATTCGAGCGATGGGAGGGTAAGAGCCTGCGGAAATATCCGCGAGGCACCATCCTCTCGTCTAAGGATGTCGCAAAGTTGGATATTCGGGGCAAGGCACGAGGCAGTCCTTTTCAGACTCTCATAAATTCTGGGTCGATCTTCAGACTGCCAGACGATGAGCCAGTTAGGGAGGAGGTGACGGTAGGTGGCGCGGATATTTGAAACATTCTGGGGAAAGACCAAGATCCAGATACTTAGGGCGCTTCGGTGTGAGGTCGTAAATGATCTTACGGTTGGAGGGGATGCAGAGGTCGCCGGTAAGATTAGTGCAGATAGTGGTGCGATTACAGACGGTCTTATCGTTGGAGGGACTCTGGAATGCGATACCATCGTACCAAGCATAACTGAACTGTCTCATGATCTAACCGTGACTGATGCGGCCAAAATCACCGCAACAGCAGACGCCGGCGCATTCGATTACAGTCTCTCAACCGCTGAATTCAAGACATCGTCTGGGGCAAACGCCCTTGGTGGCGATGCAACCATCAATGGCGATACGACTATCGCGGATGGAAAGAAGCTCACAAAGGGTGCCACGCTTGAGCGTAGTCTCACAAAGACCGCTGATTATGTCATTACAGATACCGATCCAGATCTGGTGTTCGTCAAAGATCCAGCCAACAATGTAATTATAACGCTACCCACTGTTATCGGTAACACTGGTAGGACCATAACAGTGGCCCTGACAAGTAATACCAGTTCCAAAAGCGTGGCTTTGGCCGGTAGCGGCTCGGATGTAATCTACCCAGATTCTAGTCCATCCAGCTCTGTTGCATATAGTGCGATCAAAGTTACATGCGATGGTACTGGCTGGGTCATCACGGGATCTTCAGGAACCTGGTCTTAAAGACGGAGATGACAGAGGAGCATGGCTGAAGAATCTACGTATACTGGCAATCCATCAACCAGGCCGATCGACGCAGTGCGCCTAGAGCTTGGAAAGGAACAGAGCTTGGATCTTATCACCGATGATGAGATCACTTATAACCTAACTCGGTCTCATAATAATATCCTCCTGGCGGCTGCCTTCTGTGCTGAGGCCATTGCCTCGCAGTTCGCGGGAATGGTCGACAAGTCTATGGGCAACTCCTCTGTTTCCCTTTCCCAAAAAAGCAAAGCATGGCGGGAGAAGGCCCTCGCATTGCGATCCCAGGCCATGAATCCGACCCTAACCCCCAGGGCCTCCTCCTCCGCACCTCGGAAGCTTAAATTCGATATAGGCCAACACGACAACCACTATCGGGCATACTAAATGGACGGAAAATATTTTGCTGAGTTCAAAACCGGTGTGACCAACGCATGGCAGGTAAAGCTCGGTAACTGGGTGCTCTACAACGGGCTGCCACCAGTCGTGTTGAGTAGCTCAAAACCGAGCGTGCCTTTCCGGTTAGCCATCACCATCTCTCCAGTGCCCGCAGGAGAAAACTCTCCTGCCCATGCTGACCTGGTAGGGAGCATAACCATTAACTCCGAGGTGTTGAATTTTACCAAAGCGACTAGGCTCACTACTGCAACGGAGCTTACCGCCTTGCCGTCCGTCACTGTCGACGGCCTGGATTGCAATATTCTGATCGAATGTATATCGGTTTCCGGCGAGCCTATCCAGAAGGAGAACCTTACGAGCATTGAAATAATATGCTTCCCGCAGACACACATACTCAGGGACCCGTCAGGTTCGGGATGGCAACAAACGGATTATACAATATTTTGCGAAATTCCAATGTCTATCGGCGATCAAATTCGCTTTCCCGACCCACACCAGGGAGGAAAGACCATAGATGTATATGTTAAAAATGTCTCCTCGGCAGTAGATCTGGAATACGGCAACACACAGCCGTTTAGGGTATATGATTGTGCTTAAGAGGTTCACATGACTGATATTGATTTTCTTAATCCACTTAAAGAAGAACTGATTTGGGCAACCCACACACAGGTTCTATCCAGAGCCACGGGCGGAACTGGCGTCGTTAGCGGAAACAAGATTACTCCTGCTGGGGGTATGAGCGTCAAGGTTGACGCTGGCCGGATCAGAGTTGACGGGATGCCCGTTAATGTGTCAGAAAGCACAATTACCCTAACTTCCGCCAACCAGTATCTCGATCGCATAGATATCCTTCTCAGAAAGGCAGATGGGACTGTTCAGGCGGTTTCTGGCACGTTGGCTACGGTAAACGATCCTAAGGGCATGGGAAATTGGCATCAATATGAATCCCCGTCACCAGCAAACAGCATCCCTGCAGGAGCAATCCTGGGGGCAGTCTACATCCCGGCGGGTCTCACCCAGATCTTGGAAAGCCATATCTGGATGTTCGCAGGCCGGGTAGAAGACATTCTCACAACTGCGGGCAGCCCTGGCAGCGATGATAAAGTGCTTTCGGAGAAAGCATCGGTTGCAGCATTTGCGCCCGCAACCAGGGGCGTCACAAATGGTGATCTTCATAACCACGATGGCGGAGATGGCGCTCAAATAGATCATACTAAGCTATCCAATATAGGCACGAATGCCCACGCCACGATTGATACGTTTATTAGCTCAAAGGGGGCCGCAAATGGTCTGGCCTCGCTGAATGCGACCAGCAAAGTCGTGCAAGACCCCGCAAATGCTACTGTAACGCCGGCTGGTAGCAAAATACCCATCTCAGGTGCAGACGGCAAGCTGGCTGAGGGATGGCTTCCCACAGTATCGATTTCCCCAATCTTCGTTCAGGTGTTCTCATGACGACAGTATCAGTTTTCAAACGCAGGCTATCAGGATCGACTAATGGCATGCCAATTAAGGTTGCAGCTACCGCCACGCCAGGAACGCTCATTCATACGGCGCAATCTGGCACAACGGACGGAAATTATGATGAAATCTGGCTTTATGCTTATAATAGTCACACAGGAGCTGTAGTTCTGACAATCGAGTTTGGCGGGGCCACTGTGCCGGATCAAACCATTAAGGTGCCGCTCTCTAGCAATGCCGGACTTGTGCTTATTATGCCAGGTTTAATATTGCAAAATGGCAAGGAAGTAAGGGCATTTGCGGATGTTGCGAACGTAGTTACCATATCCGGGTTTGTGAATAAAATATCGGAGGCATGAATGTTTAGACGACCAGGTCTCGGACCCGTCATGCCGATCAAAGTGGACGAATGGTGGCTCCTACCCGGAGCAGACGGGAATATGGTTGTTAGTGAAGATACCAGCTTGCCTAGCACCGTAGATGGCGATATAGTCTACAGAGATTATACTAGTCTAAGGATTGATGCTGGAAAAACATTAACGGTCGCAAACCGATGCAAGGGACTCTTGATAGTGGTGCGCGACGATTGCATTATCAATGGTACTCTTTCTATGTCGAAGCGAGGTGCGTATCAATCTGCATTGCCGACAAATAATACTTATTATGTTACCACAAGGAACCCATATGTTTGTGACATAACACCCAGTTTGCCTGTATACCAATATTTTGTGCGTCTTGGTGCGAACGGCGGAACGGGAAATGTTGATAGTGCTGGATCTCCTGGAAGCGCAGCCACTATAGGACAAACGGGGGGCGGCGGCGGCGGTGGTGGTAGCGGAACCCAGAAAGGAGGTAATGGCAGTCCTGGCTATGCGTATGGTGGTGGATCGGGAGGCTCAGGAGCGAGTGGTTCTTATG